AAGAACACGCAGCTGACGATCTACGGAAAGGAAAGCGGCTGGTACATCATCGGCTATTCCAAAGGTGTAGACGGCAAGGCGTACATGTCCGGCAAGTATGTCAAGGTGACCGGCGGCGGAGATCTCAACGTTACCACCGACGTCACAACCACCCGGCGCGAAGATACCGTTTCTGTGGTAGATAAGACCACCATCGACCTGTCGAATCTGCATTGCACTTTCTACTGCGAAAAGAGCACCACAGATACTCCGAACTACTCCCAGATCACGGTCTACAATCCATCTCAGGCCACGATCTCGGCAGTCAAAGCCGGAGATACCGTCGTGCTGGAAGCCGGTTATGAAAACGGCAATTATGGCATGATCTTCACCGGGCAGATCGTCCAGCCCTATTCCGTCAAGGATGGCGGTACCGACGTCGCTCTGACGCTGATCGTGCAGGACGGTGATGTGTTCCTCAACAGCACTTTCACTGTCAAAACCGTTGGCAAGTCTGCCACTCAGGCTGACATTGTAAAAGCCTGCATGGACAACGGTATCTCGTCCGGTATGATGGCCAAGTCGCTGAGTCAAACGAGGCTTGCGCGCGGCCGGGTGCTTTTCGGAAAATCATCGAAATACATTCGCAAGATTGCCCGGGGAAACCAGAGCCAGATGTACGTCGAGGACGGCATCATTCACATTGTCGCAGCCAGCGATTACGACAGCAAAACTGCCGTGGAGCTGAACCCGGAAACCGGATTGGTCGGCATGCCGAGCCAGACCGACGATGGTGTAAGCGGACAATGCCTTATCAATCCTTCTATCAAGCTGAACACCCTGATCTACATAAACCAGCGGCTCATAACGGCAAAGCAAGTATCCGAGGGTGAAACCACCTACGCCAAGGTCAACGCTGACGGCGTATATCGCATCGTGAAGCTGGCCTATGAGGGCGATACTCACGGCGATACATGGTATTGCACATTCGAGGCCATAGCCCAGTCGGGCATGAAGCCTGCCGGCCTGAAGGACGGCGCGACCAATCCTTGGAGGTGATGAACCATGCGTACAGTTGATGAACGAGTCGGCGGCATGGCTCAGGTTCTCGGAACAGCCATGGACAATGTCGAATACGAGATGCGCGTTGCCATGCCCGGCATCGTACAGGAATGGGACGCAGAACAGCAGACCGTCACGGTTCAGCTGGCCATCCGTGAGAAGGTGTCCATGGACGGAAGGGAAACCGAAATGGAAATCCCCATGCTGGTTGACGTTCCCGTGGTCATGCCTCGCGCCGGTGGCTACAGTCTCGTTTTCGCCCCCGTAAAGGGCGATGAATGCTTAGTAGTGTTCGCAGACGCTTGTATAGATTCGTGGTGGCAATCCGGCGGCGTACAGTCCCAGGCAGACAGCAGGAGACATGATCTCTCTGATGGATTCGCCATACTCGGCTGCTGGAGCCAGAAACGAAAACCCAAGATACCCGCCAGTGGAGTGCGTCTGCAAAACGACGCCGGTACCGCTGGCATCAGCATTGCTGGAAATACCGTGAACATCTTTGGCACGGTAAAGATCAACGGCAGCTCCTACAGTTCGCACCAGCACTCTGGTGTTGAATCCGGCAGCAGCCGCACGGGAGGTGTGGTCTGATGAAAGCACAGTATGAAACGAATCTGGTCTGCCGCGCCATGGACGAAGACGGCGATATGCGGTTTGGTGAAGGACAGAACGGTCAGCTGCACACCCTCGACGCAATGAAGCAGGTTCTCAAAACCCGCCTCGGAGCCGTAGCCGGCGAATGGTGGGAAGGTGACGAGGGAGCTATTCCGTATTTCGACGGAAACGTTCTCGGCGCCATTGCTTCTGAAAAGACCAAGGATGCCGTTGATCTGCTGGTAATCAACCGCATCATGGACACCGTGGGCGTGACTGGCATTTCCAACGTGGAATCCAGCATCGAAAACCGACGGTATCACTTCACCTGTTCCGTGCAGACCGTGTACGGCACGACCACAGCGGAGGTGAGCTTATGAGCTACTTCAAACCCTACATCGACGAAAGCGGATTCCATTACCCGACCTACAATGAAATCCTTGAACAGCTCGTCGATGATATGCAGACGATCTTCGGCAGCGGCATCTATCTCGGAAGCGATTCTCAGGATTACCAGATGCTTTCCAAGTTCGCCGAGAAGATCTACGACTCGTATCAGACCTGCGAAATCGTCTACCTGTCCCGAAGCCCGGTAACTTCCATCGGGGCTGGGCTTGATTACATCGTTGCCATCAACGGCATTGCCCGAAAACAGGGAACGAAATCCACCGTTACCGTCACGCTCGAGGGTACGGCAGGAACCGTGATCTACGACGGCGCGGTAGCCGATACCAATGGCCATGTATGGGATCTCCCGGCCACGGTCATCATCGGCGATGAGGGTTCTGTCGATGTCGAAGCGGTCTGTCGTGATGTCGGCATCGTGCAGGCATCCCCGGACAGCGTCATCCGAATTATGACCCCTACGCTGGGCTGGACATCCGTAACCAACGGCGCGGAGGCTTCCACCGGTACCGTGACCGAAACCGACAGCGAACTTCGGGCGCGTCAGGCAGACAGTACCGCACAGCCCTCCCAGTCCATGGTGCAGGGATTGAAAGGTGCGCTGGCTTCGCTTCCCGATGTGGAGCGCTGCGAAGTTTACGAGAATGACAAGCCTGTTACCAACGCAGCTGGCATCCCGGCCAATAGCGTATGCGCTGTCGTAGAGGGCGGCGACGATGATGAAATCGCCAGCACCATCCTTCTGCGCAAAGGCCTTGGATGCGGAACCTTCGGCAGCACCGCTGTAACCACCCATGACAGCGACGGAGAAGAGTACGAGATTCACTTCTCCAGACCTGTGTATGTTGACGTCGATGTGCAGATTGAGATTTCGGCAAAAGCTGGATACACCACGGCAATCCCCGACGAAATCACTGGCGTAATCGCGAACTATCTCAACGAGTTCAACATCGGTGCAGATCTCACCACATCCATTCTCTGGCTGGTTGCCCAGCAGGTAAACAACGACATTCGCAATCCTGCATTCTCCGTAATCTCCGTCCGCGCCGCCCGGCACGGTCAGGCGCTCGGACAGGCTGATATTTCTTTTGGCTATAACGAAGTTGCAAGGGGCAATGCCGCGTACATCAAAGTAATCACTGTATAGGGGTGAGCGCATGGCTGAGAAAGATATCCAGCGATACCTTGACGGTATCGAATCGCAGCATAAAACCAAGCCCCGATATATGGCCTATGTGACTGCGCTGCTTGAAAAAGTGGATCCTGCACACGCTGCGGCCAAGGATATGCCGGCGGCGTTCAGCGTCTACGATGGCGTAGGCGCTCAGCTGGATGTAGTCGGAGAGATTGTCGGCGTAGACCGAAAGTTTCCTCCTGTGAATATCCCCGGCATGCCTGTATATCTCGACGATGATTCTTACCGACAGGTCATCTTGTCGAAGATCATCCAGAATCAGTGGGACGGTACCTACGGCCAGTTCAAAGAGATGGCAGCTGCTACGCTGGCAAAGACGCTGAACGCCCGGTACCGCGACAACCAGAATATGACGATGGGCGTATCCATCGAAGGGCAGCTCTCGCCGATTATGGTGGAGCTGCTTGTTCGTGGCTACATCCTGCCGAAGCCCATGGGCGTTGGCATGGAGATCAACGTCATCGACGGAACTACCGAGGATTCCTCGTGGGCTGAGTGCATAACCACCGGCAGCAATGCCCAGATCGAATGTCCCTACGATTACTTCCCGGACCGAAACACCCACGGCCTTTCACTGGCTGGAGCAGCTGTCGTGGCCGGGAGCGGATTCATTCTGTGTGATATGGATTACAACCGCGATATCCTGATCTCCGAAGAAGGATATTCCGGTGCTGCAGCCTGTGCAGTCTGCGGCCAAGTGCTGGCTGAAATCCAGCCTTGCACCATCACACAGGATGGTTTCTCCATCGGGAATGGCGTTGTTGGCGTTGCCAACATTGCTCATATAACACTATCGACCAAATGAAAGGGTGAATGAACATGGCACTTTCTGCGTACCTGACTTCTGCTGGCTATGAGCTTCTGAACAGGCTGAT